GGAACAAGCGATACATATATCGGGTGCTTAATTCAGTTTTCATTGACCACATTAGAAAGCAAAGAGGGCGTATAAATATAGAGGATATAGAGCTAAGCTTTGACCCTAGCGAACACGACAACGACGACCTAGTCAACAAAGTTCAAAAGGGTATTTCATATTTAGATGAAGATGCGAAACTTGCAGTACTTATAAACATGGATAACACCGTAAGAGCTACGGCAAACAAGATGGGGTATAGTGCCTATAAGCTATGGAGTAAGAACAAAGCAATCAAAGACGAGTTAAGAGAAGACAATAATTTAAAAGCAGCTTACGAGCTATTAAAAAAAGGGGAGTTATGATACAAGCAAAAGAATTGAGGATAGGGAATTACATTAAATATCAAGACAACTTAAATTTTATAGTTGAGCTAGAAGATTTTTCAGACTTATATTTGGGTGAGGATGATATTGAAGATTACCACGCTATTCAAATCACACAACAACGGTTAATTGATTTAGGGTTTGAAGATATTGGAGGTCATGAATATCAAATTGACCATGATTTAATTGTGGAAAATGAATATACTGAAAATGGTTTTTGGAATTTTGTTTATGGCAATGCTTACATTACGCGTATAAAATCAGTACACCAACTCCAAAACCTTTATTTCGCAATCACTGGTAAGGAACTTATAAAACAAAAACCCGCATCAAATCGTTAATACATTACTATGGCAAAGAAGAAAGCAACACCGAGAAGTAAAGGACTAGGCGACACAATCGCAAAGGTTACAAAATGGGCAGGGATAGAGCCTTGTGAATCTTGCAAGAAACGACAAAACAAGCTCAACAAACTAATCTCTTACAACTCCGTAAAGGACGAGATGACAAAAGAGCAATTTGATAAGTGGACTAACTGGCAAAAGAAATGGAACGGAACTAATTTAAAGGATGATGATATGACCTTGATTGAGGATATATATAATTCAGTTCGGTTAACCAATATAGCACCATGCAGAACCTGCACCGCTGCAAGTTGGAAGCAACTCATAAGCGCAATTAATATGATTGCGGATAAGTATAAATAAAAATAATAGTTACAATGGAATTAAATGGAGGTAGGAGAAGTAACGGAGGGCATAGCACTAAGGCAAAGAAGCCGATAGACAGACGCAAGAACGAATACAAGGAAGCCCTTAAAGAAGCTGCAACGGTTGATGATGTGGTTGATGTTATTGTAAAGCTTAAAGAGGTAGCAGGTACTGGAGACATTCCAGCGATTAAACTATTCTTAGAGTACTACATAGGCAAGCCAAAGGACAGTATAGACATTACAAGTAACGGCGACACGCTGAACTTTAAAGAGCTTATAAAGTTTGGTTATAATAAACCCTAAATACGAACTATTCGGAAGCGATGCAAAGTTCAGCATAGTAACTGGTGGGCGTGGTTCTGGTAAGTCATTTGCCATATCCTTGCTCACTTTGATACTGAGCTATGAGAAGGGTCATGTGATTCTGTTTACACGTTATACACTTAGATCGGCTGCTATCTCAATCATTCCAGAATTTCTAAGTAAGATCGAACTACTAGGAAGGGAGCAGGACTTTGTCATTACCAAAGACGAGATTATAAACAAAGTAAGCGGTAGTAAGATACTATTTAGAGGTATCAAAACTAGCAGCGGAGATCAAACGGCAAACCTAAAATCAATTGAAGGATTAAGCACTTGGATACTAGACGAAGCGGAGGAGCTTACAGACGAGGACAAGTTCGATACGATCAATTTAAGTGTAAGACAAAAGGGTGTACAGAATCGAGTTATAATGATGATGAACCCTACGACTAAGGAGCATTGGATATATAAGCGGTTCTTTACAGAAAGAGGTGTACAAGGTGGCTCTAATACAATTAAAGAAGATACTAATTACATACATACTACCTATCTTGATAACCTGGAGAATTTAAGCCCTAGTTACATCAAGGATATTGAAAGGCTAAAACGAACTAACAAAAGCAAATTTGACCACAAAATCATGGGTGGCTGGTTAGATAAAGCCGAGGGGGTTGTGTTTCAAAACTGGAGGTTTGGAGAGTTTAACCCTGACAAGTTACAGACTTCATTCGGGCTTGATTTTGGATTTAGTATTGATCCCGATGCGTTAACGGAAGTTGCAATAGACAAGGCAAAGCGTAAGATATATCTAAAGGAATGCATCTATCAAAAAGGCTTGCAGACAAATATCCTTAGTGCTAAGTTAAACCAGATAGCGGGCAAGGGTTTAATCATTGCGGATAGTGCCGAGCCTAGACTTATAAGCGACCTAAAGAGTAGAGGTGCAAATATACAAGCAGTTAAAAAGGGAACGATTGAAAGCGGTGTGCAGATGATGTTAGACTTTGAATTGATCGTCCATCCAGATAGCGTTAATTTAGCAAAGGAGCTAAACAACTATACCTATTCAGATAGAGCTAGTAAGATGTATGTTGATGATTGGAATCACTTACTAGATGGAATTAGGTATAACGTTACTTACCACCTAGACAACCCACACAAAGGACAGTATTATGTTTAACGAAATAGAATATAAAGTAATGCAAGTACGCAGGTATATTCAAGAATTTAAAGGAGTGGATATACAAAACATAAACCTAAGCAATGGCGAGGATTTAGAAAAACTAAATTACGCCTATAAATATGCACAACAATATTTTAACGAATGAAAGTAATTATCCCAACAAGCCAAAGTGATATCACACTAAGGCAGTATATAGAAGCACAAGACAAGCCAGAACGTGAGCAGATAGCTATATACCTAAACCTAACACAAGAAGAGCTTAACCAAGTACCGCAATCGGTATATGATGAAGCCTTGCAGTATATAAGCAAAGCAATGGAAGAGGAGCCTGAACACGTAATGAGGTTTAAGATTGGCAGTACCGAATACGGAATGATCCCCGACCTTAACGATATAGAGAGCGGGGCATTTGCAGATGCAGAAAACCACGCAACAGAATTAGATGGAGCGCATATATTCTTAAATGCTTTATACCGACCTATAAAGCGTAAGGCGTCCGTTTTCTATTCTGTAAAGGGATATGACGCAAGGCGTGCCGTTTCGCTCTTAGATGCGCCCTTATCGGTTTATACCAGTACCTTAGTTTTTTTTTACAATCTCGGCAAAGACTTAGGGATTTATATCCCGAACTCTACGAAGTAAGCAGCTCAAAAGGCAATAGCGATATGATGCAAGGCTTCTCTTTAAAGTGGGGTTGGTATCATACGTTTGTGGTATGTGCAGCAGCCGAAAACAAAAGCAAAGAAGAGGTTATGCAAATGAGCATCGGAGAGGTAATGTATCGTCTAAGCTACGAAAGTGATGTAATTAAAGTAAATAAGCGACCTGGTTAATGGTCGCTTGGTGGTTTAATAATTATAATTTTTTAATAATTCTTTTTATTTGCCATAATAAAATTAATAACCATATTACAAATAAAATCCAAAATACCATATTACTATTCATAGCTAAAAAATTTAAAAGGGAAGTATTAAACTTCCCAATATGTTGTTGATGTTCTTATTTCGTTTACAAGGCTTATAATTCCTTTTTTCATTCCCCACTTCATTTGAGATTCAGCGTTTTTTAATTCTTCTGTTTCTGGAGTTACAAAGTGTTTAATTTCTTCTTTTAATATGTAAAATCTAGGTGTCATAAAATCTTTGTTTTTAATTATGATACAAATATAAACATATTTATAAATACAAACCTAATTTATTTTAATTTATTTTTAAATAAAACAAAACACCTCACATTTTCGTTATTAATACATGAATGGATACTACTTACTAATTGAATACATTAAGAGCCTAGCGCTATCTGATAACGACTGTAATACATTTACGGAAGGCGACGAGCTAGGAGATACGGATTTGAAAAGGCAATCAATATACCCGCTTATGCATTTGGTTGCTGATGGTGGTAACTTTGTGAATGGCGTAATTCAGTTTGATCTAGAACTCTTTGCACTTGATCAATTTGATGAGCAATTACAGAATGACCCCGACGTGTTTAATACTCAGCTATACGTCTTAAAACGCATCTACAACAAGCTAAGCATAAGCGATGGCATTTCATTACTAGGCGAAGGAGCTATTCAAAAAGTAGAGCGTAAGGAAAACAATCTCATGGGCTGGTCTTTGAGTTTGCAGGTAGAGGTTGCTGATGATGTTATGAGGTTTTGTTAGAAGTCAAAAAAATATTAGA